CCTCCTCAATAGACTTAATATAAGAATATGAATTGATAGAACCACCTTGCTTATAGCGGGAGGAAGCGCATATATTAAGGTAATCAATGAAAATAATATCAGGTCTAAATGATTTCTTAAGTGCAAGCTCATTAAGAAGTGCCTTAAAGTGTCCACTATGAGCACTTGCTGTTGGATACTCTTTAATTATAAGAGTACCTTGAGTTTTCTTGCTAAGGTTAGTAACCTTGTTTTCAAACGTTGACTTAGGAAGTTCAGTTAGATCCTGGATAGGAACATTCAGAAGGTTTGCATCAATGCGCTCTGCAATTTTTTCCTCAGCCATTTCAAGCGTGATGTACAATACATTACGTCCTGAAAGGAGTACGGAAGCAGCGTGGTGGCACATGAACAAAGACTTGCCGACGCCTGTACCAGCAAGAGCGATGTTAAGAGTCTTGTTTGGTAGCCCACCTTTTGTAATCTTGTTGAGATATTCAAGGTCAAAGGGAATCCGATCTTCCTTTTTATGGTAAGACTCATAACGCTCCTCGTAGTCTTGTAAGTAATCGTGTCCAATGTGGTTGTCAAAAGAGACCGCCAATGCATCTGAAAGAATGCTAGGAATAGCATCCCTTCCTTTGTCTTTACTATCACCATCAGCAATGCCGATAGATTCCATTAGTGCCAGATAAATCGCACGGTCACGGCACCACTTCTCAGTAGTATCCAACAACCACTGGTCATCAACTGGATCGTCAGTAAGACCCGCAGTGATTTCACGGGACTCTTTGACTTCTGTTTCGGAGAGATCTGTGCGATTCTCCATCTCAATTGCTAATGCCTCTACCGTAATAGAAGCACCATAGTTCACAATGAATTGAGTGATTTCCTCAAAGATAATCTTTTCAGTTCTCTGATCAAAATACTCAGGTTGAATGAAAGGGATTACCTTCCGAGAATACTCTTCATTGAAAACAAGGTTCCGTAGAATAGTTGTCTCAATTCTCTCCATAAGAATAAATCTTTCTCGCGGCAGCATCAAGTTGCTGCATTACTTCAGGTGTAAAATATGTTTCGGGGTCGTTAAGGATTACCTTACCATAGACTTTCTTGCCGTTTATCTCATAGCGTCCAGCAACGTTTTTCCACAAACCTGCAGACTCACCGAGTTCAAGAAGACCGTAATATCGATCAAGACCACGCTCATCGTAATACAGACGCACCGTAACATCTTGGTTCTCCTTGCTTAAACGTGACTTAGCAGTCTTTGCCTTGATAAGGTTTCCAACGATTTCTGTTCCATCCTTTTCTCTCTTTTTGCTGAGATGGATGATTGTAGAAGCAGCATACTTGAGTCCGCTACCTCCACCCATTTCTTTTGTAGGGACATAAGCACCGATGACATCGTAAGTGTGGTTAGTAACAATCATGGGGATGTTTGCTTGACCCAACTTGAGTGTGAGCATACGGAACGCACCTTTGATAAGTTGAGATTTAGTCATATCCCGAACTTGCTTGTCGTTGAGTGCGTCGTTAATCTCTTTCTCAGTGGAAAGCATTCCAAGAGAGTCTAGCACAAACATGCAAGGTTTGCGTTCGTCTGCTGCTTTCTTGAGGTAAATGTCTACCGCCTTGAGTGCCTTACTACGGAACTCTTCAACTGTGACTACATTCACCACCACAACACGATTCAGGTCAATACCACGACTTTCAAGAAGAGATTTATTAACTGCTGCTTCAGTGTCAAAGTACAGACAGTAACCGTCAGAATTACTATCCAGAAAATTCTTAACCACAGCGAGACTAAAGAAAGTCTTGCCAGTAGAAGACTCCCCAGCAATGGCAGTAATCTTATTCCCAGATACACCACCAAAAATACTACCTGATACAAGTCCGTTAAAAATGTACGAACCCGTGTCCACAAACTGTTCAGTATCGTCGATGTCTGCGGCGAGTTGGGTATATTCACCACCAACCTCCTTTACAATCTCTTTTAAAAAATCCATAATTACAATACAAATCCAAACTGTTTGCGAGCAAGTTCTTTGTAAGAACCTGGATGTTCATCTTTCAAGTCTTTAATATTTTTTAGTTTTTGATAAAGAGCAACGTCTCCGCCAAGGCGTAGAGCACTTACAATTGTATTCAGTTCTTTATCATTGATAGGCAATTCCATTAGGCAAAAAATAACTCCAGGTTTACAGTTTTCTCAACATTCCATCCAATAGCATCCAAGATAGACTTGAGCGGTTCGACAAAACTCTTTTCAAATTGTAAGTCATAGTCGATATATTTGTCAAGACCAAGTTCCGTAGGGAAATCTTGAATGAATGAGATTACGTTCTCTTGTATAATATTCGGTTTCTTCAGGTAGAGAAACTTGATCTTCTCGCCGTTGTTGATGACAGAATATTTATTAGTCAGTTTCTTCTCTTTAATGTAGTGATTATAAAGGAGAGCACCACGACAATGTATTGGTGTCCCTTTAGCATAGATGTCTGCATGTGATTTGTATTTCACAACATCAGATACTGAGCGGGGGAATGCAATCTCTTCTGGGGGAAGTTTCTTGAACTTGGTGCGACACTCATCAATAAAGTCAATAACTTCTTCCTCAGTGCCACTCATCATCAACTTAAGACCCTCCTTAATCATAGTACGACAAGGGGCAGGTGTTGAAGATTTGACTGCCTCAATACCCATCATCTTAAGTTTGGGTTCATCATAACGAACCCCTTCACTATCCCATACGTTTAGAATGTATCGCTTCTTCGCGGTCCAGATACCACGCTCAGCAATGTTCTCACGCTTCATGAACATCTTCTGGTCATAAGCGTTTACGTAGTTGGCCAGTTCTTCGTAGCAACCGTCAATATACTTTTCAAGTTCCATCTCACAGACCTTATTAAGGAACGTGACAATGCCCTCAGTAGTTTTCTCTCTTCCCTTGTATACACTTTCAACCAGAGGACCCATATTAAGATAAATGGAATCGGTATCAGAAGCAACGACATAATCTTCTCCTTCAGTTTTCAATACCTTATTCAGGTATTTGTTCATACGGTTCTCAATCCAGCGGATTGATACTTGCCCCGACAAGGTAATCGCTTCCGCATTGGCAAGCTTATAATACCTGAAGTACTGGTTCCCAATAGCACCATAAGCACTATTAAGTTGAATCTTACGCGCCATCTGGATATTATTGCATCTTGCAATCTCCTTTTCCAGCGCTTTAGTAGGTGTCTTTTCATACTCCTGCTTTGCTTGTAGCATCTTCTTCTTATAGATGGTTCGATCCTTATAGATCTTATCCATCAGTTCTGGAAGAAATCCACGCACGTCTTTCCGATACATTGAACCGTTAGCACAAACAGCGTTGTCCTTATACAGTTCAAAGTTTATTTCCTCATTAAGTATCCGTTCAACTGTAGCCGATGGGTGTCGCTCATCGAGGAGTGTCTCTGGTGAGATGTTGTACTGCATAATAAGATGAGGATAGAGAGAGTTAAGGTCAAAAGACACAACCCAATCATACTTTCCCGGTATCGGTTCCTTAACATAAGCACCTGCGTATTTGGAATCCTTATCTGAACGTTCTTTGGGAGGAATAACAATATTCCTCTTCTTCAGATAATTGTAGATGATAGTATCCCACATACGAACCTGTGAGAATACATCAGCATAGTTTGCCTTAGCATCATAAGCCATAACGATGGCAAGTTCAATCAACTTCATCTTGTCTTCCAATCGGTCAACAAGTTCCACGTCAATGATGTTATATTCTACAAACTTCTGCCATCCTTTAGTATAGAAATCTTTGAACGTATCAAACTCAGAGTGATCAAGTTTTTTCTGCCCAAGTTCTACACTCGCAATATAATCCAGACGATAGGATTCCTGCGCCTTATAAGTGAACTTCTTATAAAGATTTAGGTAATCAAGTTGTGTGATGCCGCCAACATCATAAGAAATGTGACTTCTACCCATAATAATGGTCTCTTTTTCAGTGACCAGTCCCCAGGGAGACATACGCTTCATCAACTTTTCACCTAGGATACGCTCAATGCGACGCACCAGGTATGGGATATCATACAGTTCGCTGTTCCAACCAGTGACGACTTCGGGAGTATTCTCCTCAATCATCCACCAGTTGATGAAATCCGTCAGGAGTTCATACTCAGTTCTGAATCCCTTGTAGAGAACATTCTTCTGTTTGTTATTGAAAGGTCCGAGACCCCAGGT